CGCCTCGGAGAAATTACCTATTTTCTCTCCGGCCGACTAGGGTAGGCAAGATTGTTGTCGAACCTGCCCAAGTCCTTGAGGTTGGTGATACCTACGTCAAAGTCACCCGCGTGGATAACAATGGAACTATTCCAAAATTTCCTGGTACAACCCCTGTGGTTTATCCCCAGATGTTTTTGCAGTCCCTTTTTGCTATCCGCGCCATGCTCCTGGTTCTTATCGATTGTTCAGGTAAGTTATGTCGTACCGCTGACGGTACCTCTGACCCTGATTTTATCGGTAATCTACCATGTGATGGGGTCTTCAGTGCATTCCATAAGTTCTCTACTTGGGAACTTAAGGATTTTGTACCGAATTGTAAGTACTGGAAAGATTTTCCTTTGGCTTCTTGCCTTCGGAATCCTCTTCCTTCTGTACCCGACTCCTGGTCTTCGAAAGGCTATAAGCCCTCTGAAGCCCTTTTCTCCGGAGCATTAGGCGGCTTTTGGCGTCGTATATGCCAACCTCTTCCTTCCTCTGACCACGCTAGTAATCTCTTTCGTGCCGCTTTCTCGATTTCTCAATCTAAGAAGGCCTTTCATCCTGTACCGAAATCGTTTGTCGATTCCGCTTACCGGAAACACGAGAAAATCCTTACTACTCCTCCCACTCCAATTGAGAACATTTCGGAACTAGATAGTTTCCTAAATGTTTTCTTCCGTCATTTTAACCCTCCCAGCTTGGTTTCCCAAGTTGGTCTCACCGAGCCTTCCCAAAACGCGTCTAATTTAAATAGCCGCAAATTTGGAGGCCAACGTAATGAGATCCAAGAGACTTTATTTCCTCATTTAGGTTTCTCCCCAAATGAATTAGTCTCTATGAGAGAGGGTTTTTCTGGAGTTGTGGAAGAGCGTGGTCTACTTCCTCCTCAGCCCCATGAGTGGGTTCGTTTAATTAAACGGCCTATTACTCATGAAGATAACGAGGATGTTGATGATTTTTATGCTACTTATCCAGATGCTCCGCCTAATATGCCCTTCGCACAGGTCCGTGGTATAACCGAACCTTTGAAGGTTCGTACTATCACAGCTATGTCGGCATTTAGTTCGTATGTCTCTAAACCGTTACAACAAGCCCTCTGGGATTACCTGGCGCGCTTTCCTTGTTTCGAGTTGATTACAAAACCATTCTCTGAAGAAATCCTTCATGGACTACTTGATCGTCATCGCAAGTTTTTCCATAAGGAATCTGATTTTGAATGGGATTTTGTATCAGGAGACTACCAGTCTGCCACCGATAAGATAAAAATCAATGCAACTCTCCTTGTTATGGAGAAGATTAAGAGTAAACTTGTCAAGTCTGACAGGATTCTCTTTCCCCATTTCGACGAAGTCATTGGTCCTCAAATCTTGGTTTACCCAAGAGATGTTTTCCCGCCGATTCGGCCTGCCTTCCAACGAAATGGTCAGCTCATGGGCTCCGTCCTTTCCTTTCCGATTTTATGTATACTTAACCTATATACATATTTCCAATCATTAGACCCTGATTATCGTCGCCTTTTCCTTAATGGGAAAATTTCCCTTAAGGCTTTGGCTGTCCTTATTAATGGAGACGATATCCTTTTCCGAGCGACTACAACCATGTATGATCGCTGGGTTAAGGCTGGTTCTAATCTTGGTTTGGAGCTTTCGCTTGGAAAGAACTTCGTCCATCCTAGGTTCTTTACCGTTAACTCACTCCCCTTAGAGTTCCGTCCCTATCTCTACCGTGATTCATCAAAGATTTCTTATTATAAAAATATAATTAAATCTGAGATGGACTGGTCTGAGGTTGAGGACCTCCATTTAGTTAAGCACACATTGGATACCATCTATGTTCATGGATTTTCCAATGTGGGTTTGCTAATTGGGCTCTCTAAGACTGCCTCTGGTGTTCGAGAGGATTCTGTTCCCCTTTCTGGTTGGTATCAGGGCGCCGTTTCCGGTGCCATGTATCCTTCCAAAATGAGCAATTTCTTCCTTAACTATCACCATTTTGAGATTAAGAGACAAACAAAATTTGGTTCAAAAACTTTGAATCTATTTGCTCACCCTTTTCTCGGCGGTCTAGGTTTTGTACCACCTTCAGGAGTTGATGTTCGCTTTTCCCAACCACAACGTGCTCTAGCTGCAAAATTACTTGCTGCCGCCCAAATTAATTATTTCGGCCCAGCTTCTTTGCATCCTATACGCCCGTTCGCTACCTTATCCCTTTCTGAAAAGATTGGTTCATTAGGTATTCGGAAAGGTCTGGTAAGAACACGTCTAGCTCCTCTGATCGGACCCTATCTAGAAGGTTCTAAGCGTTTTGTGGATAATACCGCGCTCCGCTTCCAACCTCTAGTGGTCCCGTTCGCAGACCTGAGTGAGGCTACCCTCACCCCCGTTTGTCGTCTCTCGAACACCGAGTTATATCGTCTCCTTAAATCTGCTAATCATTGCAGATGCCCAATGTTAGAGGTCAATCAAATGTTTGATTTTCCCTTTAGTATTGAGGTTTATGATAACGACCTTGTTCAAACCATTGAGACAGAAGAATTAACCATTCAATCCACTAAGGCTGATCTCAGAGAACCAACTGTGGAACTCTGGGAAATTCCTTCCTACCCTTTTCTAGCTGAAATTAATAATAATTTCAGCCTTAGACCTCTTCATGTTCGCCTTGCCCGTGAGGCCAAGTTAGAACGTAAGTCGTTTCTTCGGGTTCGGAAGTCCCAAGCGAGACAGCAATTGCTGAACTTGCTTTAACCTTAGTCGTAGTCTGGAAGACTATAATTCCCATCCACTATGATGTAAAACTATATTGGGTGAACCAGTTTAGGACCAAAAAGGTGCGAAAGCTTAATACTTCCTTGCTAACCAAAATGCCGAGAGACTGCACGGCTCCCCTGTAGGTCTGGTTCATGTACAGTCCAGTTGTTAAGCTGGATCCAATACATTAACGATGATGAAGAGTAATAAAACTTCGTCAAAATCCGTTCGTAGCTCGACGCGTCGAGCCCCCAAAGGTCTCCGGGGTAATGGAGACTATTCTGAGGCAGTAAGCAGTATGCCAAAAGTTTTACCTCGCATAGAAGCTAAAATTGATCACTTGGAAAAGTCGATTAATAAGAAGCCTTCTATCGCAGGTACTGCTTCGACAGTTGGTCGTGCCCTTGGAGGTCTAGTCGGTCAAGGGGACTTAGGTTCCCTAGCCGCCTCTCAACTCGCTAAGATGTTTGGTCATGGTGACTATCTTGTTAAAACAAATAGTCTAATGACTTCACTTAGCGGTCCCTCTCTTCCCAAGTTCGGTTCCAATGGAACCCGAGGGACTCGCATTCGTGAACGTGAGTACCTGGGTGATATTTTCGCTGGTACCTTGGTATCAGGAGCGACCGCCTTTTCCAGCTCTAACTACCCTATCAACCCTACAAACCCTAAGACTTTCCCTTGGTTATCTAACCTCGCGGATCTCTTTGATCAATGGGAACCACATGGAATTGTTTTCGAATTCGTTACTACATCTTCGGAGTATAACGGTTCGTCTCAAGCCCTTGGTACGGTTATTATGGCTACTGATTACGATCCATACGATCCACTCTATTCGAGTAAGATTATTATGGAAAATGCTGATTATGCATCTTCCACCAAACCATCTTGTTCGCTTGTTCATGGAGTCGAATGTGACGTTCGTGAAAGGCCTACACCAATCCTTTATACGGTCACTACAAACCCTTCTTTGCCTCTTACGAGTAGTCTCCTTGGAAACTTTCAACTCGCAACGCAAGGTATGTCTGTTACTGGCGTATCTTTGGGTGAATTATGGATTTCTTATGATATTACTTTTTACAAAAAGCAACTCAACAATCTAATCCTTAATCCTCTCCTCTTGCCTTTCTATTCCGTCCAATTGACATCCGTGCCCGGGACAGGCCAAATTAATGGTTCTGCCCTTTCTGGTCCGACAAGTTATCAAATAACTTTATCGCAAACCTCGGTCACGTCAATTGTGAGCCTCAACAATTCAACCTTTCCTCAATCCTTTGTAGGAAGGTGGACAGAGCAAAGTTCCAACAGTGCAGATAGTCTATTTTCTCAATGGACCTTCTTTAACTGTACGGTAACTAACTCACAGGCCATTTATCCTCAGACTGCCGGTGCATACTACCAAGCGTACATCTTCTTGATTGCTACGACTGGTCCGAATGCAACTATTACCACTGGTAAACAGTCCGCGGGAGGTTCTGCAAATATCACATCATTTGATATTGCTGTTTGCAGTTCCTCTATGGTCTTTTAGTCCACTCTCCTCAAACTAGTCGTCGACGTTACTATTGCTAGTAGATTCCCTTTCACGTAAATAGGAATACCTGCGATTCTTCGCCACCGACTCGTTAATCGAGAATAGGCCCTTTCGGTGACTCTTAAGTCTTAACCTATCTCTTGGTCGTCATTGGTTTCCCAATGGATCCCCGTTTCACGACCCGGACGGATACAGATTACTTAATCACCGAACCTTCCATCTGAGAAGGATTTATCCAGCTCTTAGCTGCGGGAGAGTTTAGCCGTCTATGATGCCTTAAAACTCTCTCAAGGTTACCAATTGCTTGGTAGATTCCTTCTCACCTTACTGGAATACCTAATAGTTCTCTATCAACGATTCTGAGACCCTCGGGCTTTGGCCCCCTACCCCTTTCGGGTTAGGCGCCCACTGCCTGGTAAATCAGAATGAGGACCCTATCCTCT